GTGAGGAACGCCTGCCAAAACCCATTCGCAGCAATCCGGTGTTGCTGAGGCTCTGGCTGATGGTGGAACTGCAGCATCCTCAATTGAGATCCCGAAAGGGGCGGTTTGATATCACCGGCAAAAGTGAACGGACGGTGTATCGCTGGAAGCAAGCATGCAATCGGGTGTGCAGTGAATGGATTACGCAGGCCGAAGATGAGGCCCAAGCCTTGCTGGAACAGGCGGGCAGTATCCGATACGACTAGCATCTGACCACTGACCTTGACTCAAAATGTCAGTAAACGTACGGTAAAACTCTAGGTTGGGAAAGTTCCCAAAACTTGATTCTCCACATGCGTAAATCCTTCAAAGAAACCCGGCTCTCATTGCCGGGTTTTCTATGTTTGGCACCTCCAAACTGAACCACTAAAAAAAGGGACTTCATGTTTCACTTTTCCGCTTCGTCAAAGCGACAGTTGTCGACTTGTGATGAGCGGCTTCAGCGTGTCTTCAATAAAGTGATCGAGCATTACGACTGCACGATTATCTGTGGTCATCGAAGTGAAGCTGATCAGGCGCTGGCGTTTGAGAGTGGCAAGTCGGAATTGCAATGGCCTGACAGTAACCACAACGAGCTACCCAGTAAGGCAGTGGATGTGATGGCTTATCCCATCAACTGGTTCGACGATCAACGAGCTGCCCACTTTGCCGGTTTTGTTCTGGGTATTGCCCAGGGGATGGGCATCAAACTGCGCTGGGGTGGTGACTGGGACCGGGATGGTGAAATCAAGGATCACCGGTTTAAGGATTACCCACACTTCGAGCTGGTGGACGATGATTAACCTGAACCCGATGGCAGGGATAGCCAAAGAGCTGATGGGTGGACTTGATGCTTTGTTCACATCCGATGAAGAACGGGCCAAAGCTGAATTGTTGTTGAATCATCAGTTGCAACAACCCCACATCCTGCAGGCGATGGCCACTATCGAAGAGGCCAAACATCCCTCGGTCTTTGTCTCTGGCTGGCGACCTGCACTGGGTTGGCTCTGTGTATTGATTCTGGCCTGGACCTGGATTGTTCGTGATGTAGTCATCATCGCTTTGATGCTTGTGGATAAATCCGAAGTGGTTCAACAGTTACCCACAGCCGACACCAGTACGGTGATTACTTTGTTGCTCTGCCTGCTGGGCTTGGGCAGTGCCCGGACGTTGGAAAAGCTGAAGGGCGTGGCCAGGAGATAGCCATGGCAGACGAAGAGCGGTTCAACCGGATCGAGCAGAAGCTGGACGGCATTACCCAGATTCTGCAGACCCTGGCCAAACACGATGAGCGCATGGTGAACCTTGCTCTTCGGGAAAAGCGCAGTGAAGAACGGTTGGATTCCATTGAGAAAGCCGTGCTGAAGAACTCCACCATCAGCAGCGTGATTCAGTGGATTGCCGCCACCACCACGGCAGGCATTATCGCCTTTGCCATCAAGCAATTTTTCTGACCATGGCCAACCACAGCAAATACAAGCCAGAGATGTGCGAGCAGGTGAAGGATCTGATGAGCACCGGTCTGAGCCGTAAGGCCACGGCAACGGAGATGGGCATCAGCTACAACACGTTTCTGTCGTACATCGATAAGCATGAAGCGTTTGCCGAAGCCGTAGCGCAGGCGGATGTGCTGGCCGAGGTGTTCTGGGAAGAGAAGTATATGCAGGGCGCATTGGGTATGAACAAGGATGTCTCCCCGGCCATGCTGATCATGTACATGAAAAACCGTTACCACTGGCGGGATCGGCACGAACAGACCGTGGTAGCGGAAAAGATACCGACGCTGGACGAATGGCTGGAAGAAAAGGAAGCATAGCTCCCGGTAAAAAGCCTGCCAGGGAGCGGCTGCTCACCGAGTTCACGTTCTACGCCCGAAAGTGCCTGAAGATCCGCACCAAAAGCGCCAGAGTGATTCCCTTTCGGCTCAACAAGGCTCAGCGGTACCTGGACAGCCGGATCGAAGACCAGAGAAGGCGCATCGGCAAAGTAAGAATTGTGGTGCTCAAAGGCAGACAACAGGGCTGCTCCACCTATACTGAAGGCCGTTTTTACTGGCTGGTGAGCAATCGCAAGGGGTTGCGGGCTTATATCCTGACCCACGAAGCGGATGCCACCGCCAATCTGTTTGATATGGTGCAGCGGTATCACGACAATCAGCCCCCGTTTACCCAGAGGGATCTGAAGAATAAGAGCTCCAAACTGTTGGAGTTCTATCACGACTCCGGGTATCGGGTAGGCACCGCTGGCAATAAAGGCGCCGGTCGTTCATCCACGGCACAGCTGTTTCATGGATCGGAAGTGGCGTTCTGGCCCAATGCGGATGAACACCTAGCGGGTGTATTACAGGCAGTACCCAATGAAAATAATACCGAAGTTATTCTGGAAAGCACTGCTAATGGCGTCGGTGGTGTGTTTTATGATTATGTTATGGACGCTGATGCTGGGCGCGGTGATTTTGAACTGGTGTTTATACCTTGGTTCTGGCAGGACGAGTACCGCAGCGAAGTCCCCGCCGACTTCACGGTCGACGCCGACGAACGATACCTGAAGCAGCAGTATGATCTGGATGATCAACAGCTCCAGTGGCGTCGCCAGAAAATCTATGAGCTGAAATCCGAAGACAAGTTCAAACAGGAATACCCCTGCAATATCCGGGAGGCGTTTCTGTTTTCCGGTCGTCCGGTGTTCGATCCCAAACACACCGAAGCGGCCAAAGTCGAGTGTTACTCCCCAACCCAGTCCATTGAACTGACCCCCAACGGTATCAACCGGCACAAGCCGGGTCTGCTGCAGATCTGGGAGCATCCCAAACCCGCTACCCAGTATGTGGTGGGATCGGATGTGGCGGAAGGGCTGGCACCGGCCAATGACCAGCACAAGCACGGTGATTACTCGACCATCGACGTGTGTGACCGTGAGGGTTACCAGGTGGCCCACTGGCATGGGCATGTGGCACCGGACGATTTGGGCAAAATGCTCAACCACCTGGGCCGTTACTACCACAATGCCCTTGTCGGCGTGGAAAGAAACAACCACGGTCTCACCACCCTGACCAAACTGAAAGACCTGAAGTACCCCAATCTGTACATGGAAACCACGGTGGACCAGAGAACCCAGAAGCGCACCAAGCGCCTCGGCTGGCAGACCACCACGAAATCCAAGCCCCTGATGATCGACCACCTGGCGGCACTGCTGCGGGATGGTGAGTCGGGTATCTGCAACAAGGACACTATTGCTGAGTGCCAGACCTACGTCATTGAAGACAACGGCAGCACCAACGCGCAGGAAGGCTGCTTCGATGACCGGGTGATCAGCTACGCCATCGCCCAGCAGATGGTGCTCAAACTTCCACGACGGAAGATCAATATCAACGAGCTGAGGTATCGGGCTCCGGGCAAGTCGGCTTACTGATGGAACACAGAATCATACGTTTCACCCAGCGGGTGGTGGGGAACTACCCCGCCATCATGGCTGGCCACCGGCTTGAGTGGATCAGGCGCAGAGGGAAACAGAACCGATAATGGACAACGGACTGGTCAGGATCGCTACCCCGGACGAGGTAACCAAGGCAGAGCTGGATGAAGCCCTGGACAACGAGCGTCGTGAACAGGCGGTGCGGGATGCCTTTGCCTCTGACCTGCAAAGCCGCTGGCAGGGATACCGGGAAGCCCGGCGGGAAGTGGAAGAAGAATGGCTTGCATCGCTTCGAGCCGTGAAAGGGGAGTATGGCCCTGAACAGATCCGGATCATGGATGAGCAGCAGGCACTGAGCCGGGTGTTTATCAAGATCACCACCACCAAGGTGAACACCGCCTACTCCCGGTTGATTGACCTGCTGTTCCAAAACATCGACAGCTTCTGGGATATCGTGCCCAGCCCCCTGGCTGAGATACCCGACAGCATCAAACGGCACCTCCGCATGACCGCCATTCAGGAGCTGCTGCCCTATCCCCTTGATCCCCAGACGCGCAACCAGCTTATCCAGGAACGGTACGATGAGATGGAGCGGGCGCTAATGGCGGAGGCGCTGGAACGGGCCAATAAAGCGGCCATGGCGATGAAGCGCAAGATCAAGGACTACCTGGTCAATGCTGACGCCCTGACCGAGCTGAAGAAGGTCACCCGGGAACAGGTGACTCTGGGCACGGGGTGTATCAAAGTGGCCACCCTCAATATCCGTAAGCATGAGAAGTGGGAGGCGGAAGGGGAGGAGTGGCAGCTTAATGAGCAGCAGAGTATCGAGCCGGATGTGGAGTGGGCCAGCATTTTCGATATGTTCCCTGACCCTTACTCCCACGATTGTGGCAAGCCCAACGATCTGTTCCGCCGTCATGTGCTGACCAAACATGAACTGCGGGAACTGGCGGACAGCCATGGCGTTGAAACCGACACGGTGATGGAGATTCTGGCTCATTCACCGGAAGGCAATCACGTCCCGCTGGATTACGAAAAAGAGCTCAACAACCTCAATGAGTCGGATGACCCGCACATTACCTCCAACCGTTATGACGTGCTGGAGTACTGGGGACCGGTAGACGGCCATCAACTGATGGAGTACGGCGTTACCGACATTGATGAGCACACGGAGTACCAGGGCAACATCTGGGTCTGCGATGGCCGGATGATCATGGCACGGCTCAACCCGTTAAAACCGGAAGCCATTCCCTACAAGTTCGTTCCCTATGAGACGGTGCTCCATCGCTTCTGGGGCATCGGTATCCCCTACATGATGAACGATAGTCAGGATGTGATGAACTCCACAGGCCGGGCGCTGCTGGACAATGCCGCCCTCACTGCCGGTCCCATGTTCCAGATGGATGTCTCCAAACTGCCGGAGGGCACCAGCCTGGAAGATGCCAAAAAGGTCTACCCCTACCGGATGTGGTGGTATGACGGCTCCGATGGCGAAGGGCCGATGATTCAGGCCATCAATATCCAGAGTAACCAGAAAGACCTGTCCGGCATCTTTGAACTGTTCCGGCGCTTTGCCGACGAGGAAACCTCACTGCCCAGCTACACCCACGGCGAACAGACCCAGAGCCTGAACAAGACCGCAAGCGGCATGAGCATGTTGATGACCGCCGCCAATGTGGCCCTGAAAAGCGTGGTGAAAAACATCGACGACTACGCCACGGTGCCCCTGATCGAGAGCCTGTTCAACTTTGCCATGCGCTGGGCGGAGATGGACGACAAACGGGGCGATCTGGACGTGGTGCCCATGGGCAGTGCCGCCCTGGTGGCGAAGGAGATCCAGAGCGAACGGATGATGAACGCCCTGAACGTGACCATGAACGAGGTACTGGGGCCGATGACCGACCACCGATACCTGCTGAACGAATACCTGAAAGCCCTGGATATTGACCCCGATAAAGCCCTGCGCCCTGAGGAAGAACTCTATGCACAACCCACTGCACCTGACCAGCCAGGAGGCGGAGGCGATCCTGCGGCTGGAAGGCAACCCGGATTACCAGACGCTGGTCGAGCACCTGCAACGTCGCCGGGCGGAACTGCTGGAGAAAATGTCCCACGCCCGGGATTCAACCGAATTGCGCATCCTGCAGGGTAAGACTCAGGAACTCAGTGATCTGATGCAACTGGCGCAGCGATCGCGAACCTATTTACGACAATAACTTTCGTCGCTCCCCGCTGTCCGCTCCCCGCTTCCCGTAAAAGCCAAACCAGTATCGTCTTTTACGGGTCGCGGGCAGCGGAAAGCGGGCGGCGAACAATGCCTGAAAGAACATGGACAAGCCCAGAGCCCCACGGACTTTCATAGGCGCAACCAAGTGGACAAGCCAACGAGCCCCACAGGGAGAGTGAAATGGCTATTGATGCCGAAAAACTGGATCAGGAAACCGATGCCGAACTGGCCGCCCTTATGGGTCTGACTACGGACGCCCCTGCCGCTTTTGCCCAGCAAGAGGACGAGCAGGACAAGCAAACCGATCAGAACCCGCCCGCTGATGAGCTACCCCCGCCACCCGAACCGGAGTCGGACGCTGATGACGAACCGTCAGAGCCGCCTGCTCCAGCATCCAATGACGATGACGGTGAAGACTGGCAGGACAAGTACACCAAGGCGGAAGAGTCCCGCAAGAATGCCCATGCCCTGATGACTCAGGCCACCCAGAAAGCCGCTGATCTGGAGCGGAGCAATACCGAGCTTCAGCAGCAGATGGCGCTGCTGAAGGCCAAGGTGGATCTGCTCAGTCAGCAGGGTACTGCTCAGCCAAACAGTGAGCCAGAGCCGTCCGACCAGTTCCAGGAACTCCGCAAGGACTACCAGGAGCTGGACCCGGTGTTCAACAAGCTGGATGAGTCGGAACAGCTCAACCGCAAACTGGAACAGCGGCTGGCCGCTATTGAGAAGGCTCGGCAGGAGCAGGAGGCGGAGCGGGCACAACATGCATTCTGGAACAAGTTGCGCAGTCTGCATCCCGATGTAGAGCAGATCTCTGCCAGTGAGGATTTTAAAGGCTGGTTTGCACGACAGGCTGCTGATGTTCAGGAGTTGAGTCGTGTCAGCCCACTGGGTGCAGCGCAGGTCATGAGTCTCTATAAAGAGGCCGCAGGTGTAAACAAGCCTGCACCGAAACCGGCACCTGATCCAGTACAGAAAATGCAGCAGGCAAAGCAGCTGAGTGAACCGCCGGTGCGGACCCACTCAGTCCCTAAAACCCGGGGGCACCAACCGAGCCTGACGCTGGAACAGATTGCGGCCATGCCGCAGAAAGAGTTTAACGACAATGAAGAAAAACTCGACAAGATTCTGGCTCAGTGGATCAAGCAGGGAGGCCGCCTCTGAGGGGAGCGTTTAATCGT